CTAAAAGCTCACATCTTCCAGACCATATCTCTTTTCGAGAAATGTGCGATGGGTTGAATTGGTCACAGACCCGGGGTGTCCCCGGGCTGTCCAGGAAAGGGAGTACACTGAAAAGTGTGTTTCCTCTTCCTGGACTACGTACGTGGTTATCAGATAAATTAATACTGACAACCGATAATAAAGAAATTTCTAAATTGCTAATTAAAGCAGCTAAGATGATTCCTGAATCACAAATACGTGTAACCACAGATTTAAAGTGCGTCATTAACTTTTTGACGTCCACTCTTCGTTCAAAGACTAACCTATTAAAGTCACTTAAACTTTCTATTGAAGCTGAATTAAAAATAATCAGTACATTCATTAAGAAAGTTTCCCGTGATTTAACATGGTTCCTTTGTTCGGATCGATTCTTGTGGGAAATCCTCCAATTTGCTGGTTCGGAGATTGAGGTACTTACCGATGTAATACCTGACTTCCATGCTCGCTTCTCCTTCCTGGAGCAATCGAAACTATTTTTAAATACATGTAAATTACCAAGAGATAACTACATTAAGTGTATAAAATATCATACGGCTTGCCCTGCTGCTTTCCTTTTGAAAAATGAACTACCTAAGAAACCTATTGGTTTTGTTGGTAATTTCCTCATCTGGACAGGCAGTGTCAAACGTGTGTTAAAGAATATACTTAATCGACGAAATTTTAATTCCGAGAACTGTCAGTCACTAAATCTGGCTTTTGGACTTCTACAAGGTGTCAAACGGGGTTGTGCCCCTGTCTCTGAGACCTTTCTTCAAAAAGAAGTTCTGAACCATGTGATTGCTATGAGTACTCCTCCAACTCATGTTCCACATTCTTATAATATCGATGAATATACTGGAAATCCCATTGCTTTTATGACCCATTCGGGTGACTTAATAAACGATCCCACCTCTTACTTGTCAGTACGAGTTGATGTTGATCTTATTACAGACACCTTTTCCGGCTGTTGTAAAGCAATTTTAAAACCAGTTAAGCATCCCTTCATCCAGAAGGCATATGAACCATCCCATAATTCCTGTTTTGAAAAAAATCGAAAGAATGGAGGTGCTTATATGGAAATTATTGAGACTATGGGTCTCCCATTAATAACGTCAGAGCCTATTCCAACAAAAGGCGGTTATAAGAATAACACATTCTATGAGTTACCAAAGATCGACAGCGTTTTAGATTTTTGTCGTAACAAGATTAAGGAAAAGCAAACTATGAGGCATATCAAAGCAGAGTTTTCTGATTTTAGTGATATGATTGAGGATTTTGATAATATATTTAAAGACGAAAAATTAAGTAGTCTCATAAATACAACTGTCATTCCTCTCTCAGAACCTTTAAAAGTTCGTGTCATAACGAAATCAGAAGCAATGCCTTCTTATGCAAGTAAATATCTTCAAAAGAAAATGAAATCTTATATTAATCGTTTTCCATCTATGGTTCTTACCACTCGTCCTTTAGATCAAACCGACTTTCGTCGTGTTTGGGCTCAGGAAAGTGAAATAGAAACCAGATTTGGTATTAAATTAATGTTCGATTCTCATACTTCTGGAGATTATTCTTCTGCCACAGATAAGTTGAATGTTAACTTCACAAAGTTGATATTTGAAAACTTTATGGTTGCTCTCGGTGTGCCTGAAATGGACAAGGATGTATATAGATCTGTTCTTTATGAACAACGTCTTGTTTATCCTACCCAGTACAAAGATTTCCTCCTTAATCCTAAGAATAATGTATCCCATCTTGACATATCAGGTAATGGTGACTTCACAATCGAACAGAAGAACGGACAACTTATGGGTTCCATATTATCCTTCCCTGTCTTATGTTTAGCCAACTTGATCTGTTATAAGATGGCACTTGACGAATATATCAATGAAATCAAACCCCAGACAGTCCTTAGGAAATTACATGTTAATGTATATTCCCTACCTGTGCTTGTGAATGGTGATGATATTTATTTCCGAACAAATGAACGTTTTAACGTTATTTGGATGAAATACATCACTATTGCTGGTTTCGAACTTTCTATTGGTAAGAACTACGTCCACTCAAGTGTCTTTACCATTAACTCTCAGTGTTTTACATATAATCCTACATCTGACTCTCTCCGTGAAACAACTTATTTAAATGTTGGCCTTCTTAAAGGACAATCTAAATCTGGTGTCATCGGAGAAACCTTACCTATTTGGGACTTATATAATAAAGTCCTTAAAGGTTCAAATGACAAGCTTAATGCTCATAAGAGGTTCATGATGTATCATAAGAATAGTATTACCCAATGTACCGGATCAAAGAAGATCAACGGTATAGTTAAGGGTGGTAATTACAATTTATTCCTTCCTAAAGTCTTAGGGGGTCTTGGATTTATTCGGCCTACGCCTCTTTTAGAGGTGAAGATTACCAATTTCCAAAGACAGCTCGCCACTTATTTTCATAATAAACTTACACAAGCTCATAACAAACCTACAATAGGTCTTGTTACTGGTAAGTGTGCTTTAATCGATGAAAATGCTCCAAAGATTTATGACCCATATCTTGGTGAACCAATTTATCAAACAAAACTCAGAACTGAACCAATGCCCGAAGGATATTCGTATCCTAAGGACATTCCAGCACCTGAACATTTGATGTTCCACCAACTAGCAAACATGACTCCTTTACTTAAATTCCGGTCTTTGACAGGTAATTTACTTAGAGAATTCAGGGTTTCACCAGAAAAATCATACCGTGGGACGATTAACTGGTTTAACCTAGAAAATTGTTTGAATGGAGAATATGCTTTTGAGATCGTTCAAAGCATCATTTCTGATCAAGTCTCTTTAGAAGAAAATAATACTTTATTAACAGTGAAAGATTGTCTCACTGACATAGTGAATAATATTTGTATCGATATCCCAGTTGACGTAACTGGTGAATCTACAGTGCCACAGGTTACCATTTAATGGTAACCTTTTGGTTCTATATCTCCGGATACTATGCCACAATCTAAGTCAAACATGACCAAATCTAAGAATTCTTATAAGAATCAAGACAAAAACCGAAACAAGATTAATAACCTATCACGACAGTTAAGTGGTGGGGACAGATCCCGACGTCCAAATGCTATCGTTAAAGGTACTAATGTTGGTAATCCAGCTTTCTTTCAAGCTCTTACTGACCCCTTTAACCCTGAGTCTCTTGGGTGTCAGGTTCCTGATCCTTTCCCTTTTCCAACTGAAACTTTCCATGTCCATCAGACTACTGTTGTAGGTCCTAATGCCAGCTTTTCAAGTCTTGGTGTTATGATTCTACCAAACCCAGTAGTTTCCATGGTCGATCTTACTAGAGTTAATAACCTCGCTACCCTTGGTAAGAGGTGTGTTCAAACGACTTCTATGACACAAATTGCCCCATCAGCCACATTACCTAGTGATGCTGTCTATGGTGCTGTGTCACAGGCGTCTGTTGAAGCAATTTTCTCTACTTGGAGAGTCGTATCATGGGGGGTTAAGATTTCGAATTTACAACCGGAGCTAAATGCTACTGGCCGTTATTTCGTTTCTTATTTCCCCTGTGGTGATACTATGCCAACTCCGACAGACATAACATTAGCAACTACATCTGGTGTAATTACACCAATGGTTAGTTGTAATCCATTGTCTTTGGAGTCATCTGTTATACTGGAAACCCCAACTGCTTTTGAGTTCACCGTCGGTGATCTTATGCGTGGGGATATTCAACTAGCTGGTATGTATACTAATCAAAATTTCTGGACCTTTAAATCCTCTGTTGCCGACGGCAAAGCGGGTGTAAGGACATTAGGTGACGAAGCAGCAGTAAACACTGCTGGTGCCGTTACTCCATCTTATAAGGATATTTCCCGGTGTGTAGGAGGCTGCGGTATTGTCATCTATGCTGAAGGTCTCCCAGCTGGTGTTCTTGCGAACCTCCAGATCGAGACCATCTATCACATAGAAGGCACTCCCAACTTCGCCGGTCAAGCAAATAATATTTTAGTTCCCTCCGTGGGAAGAAAGTCTAATATTGGCACACAAAATAATGTCGATTTAGCAATGATTGCTGCCTCTCACATTTCGAACTCTGTTAAATTCCTAAAGGAAAGTGCACAGTTCTTAAATGAGAACAAAGCAGGCATTGCTGCAATCGGCCAACAAGGCCGCCAATTCGTCAATAGTCTTTTATTATAGTCATGATAATTCACAACAAAACAAACAACCACGTACGTAAGACCAACTCATCCATCGCTATTCTCAAATTATCAAACAATAAGTAATTTTGAATAACAACAGGTTCCGTACATAGATTTATCTATGTACGGGTTCCGTATAAGGTTCTCACCTTATACGGAAACGCTCAATCGCAGTAGAG